CCCCAGCGGTAGGGGTCGGCGGGGGCCTCCCGGACCCGGTAGCGCTGGCATGCCGCGACGATCGCGGCTTCGACGTCGGCGATGTCGACGCGCCAGTGCGGGTCGGCCTCCGGGGGCCGCTCCCATGCCGCGACGACGAATAGGTGGGGTAGCGTGGCAGGTAGCGGGTCGACGGCGCGGATGCCGGCGGCGGGGTCGCCGCGGTGGCCAGGGCTCGGCGGCGTCGGTAGCGCGCAGCCGACCAGCGCGGTCGAGTCACCCGAATAGGACCCGTCGAAAGCGAGGACGATATCGCTGCCAGCCGCAACGTCCCGGCCCGGATCGGCGCAGTCGTCCCAGGCGCCATAGGGGAACCACGACGCGCGGGTGGTGACCCACTGGTTCAGGCGTTTGGTCCGGAACTCCGGCTCTGGTGTGCGGCGCACCGTCGACTCGAAGTCGTCCGGGTACAGGAAGTCGCCGTAGGCCGGGTTGCTCGCGGCCCACACCGCTGGATCGCGATGGTCGCAGTCGGCGTCGGCGGGCTCGTACCAGCGGAAGTAGAACCACGGGTCGTCGGTCTCGCCGGCGGCGACTCGGCGGCCGTGCTCATACAGCCGGTAGCAGAGGGTGTCCTGCCCGAGGGGGGTGTAGCGCTGCCCCGCCGTGGTGATCCCCACCACCAGCGGGTCGCGGCGGGTCCCCGACCCGAGGTTCAGCACATCCCACAGCTCGTCGGAGGGCTGCACGTGCAGCTCGTCGACGACGACCGTGGACGGGTTGAGGCCCTCTTTGGAGTAGGCCTCCGCGGAGAGACACCGGTAGACCGAGCCCGACTTGGGATGCTCGATCGCGTCCTTGTAGACGACCGTGGTCAGGCTGAGCCGCGCGTCGGCCTCGATCATCTTCTTGGTCTCGCCGAAGACGATCCGGGCCTGGTCTTTGTCGCCGGCGGCGGAGTAGACCTCCGCGCCTTCCTCGCCGTCGCCGCAGAGGCCGTACAGGGCGATGATCGACCCGAGCAGCGATTTCGAGTTTTTCCGTGGGACGCCGATGAGCCCGACGCGGTAGCGGCGCCGCTGATCACTTCGGACCTCGTACAGGTCGTCGAGGACCTCGGCCTGCCATGGGCGGAGCTGGACGAGCTGGCCGGCCTGGGGGCCCTTGGTGAGCCGGCAGCGTCCCGGCTCCCAGGTCCCGTCAGCGCGGCGGTATCCCTCCGCGAACTCGCGGACCTGCTGCCCGTCCGATTGGAACGGGTCCAGCCGTCGGGTCAGCCACCGCGGCCGGCACGGCGGGAAGTTAGGCGGGGCGGCGGCGGCGCCGGCGGGCGGCGGTAGCAAGCTGGGGCGGGAACGTCGCGGGGGCGTGATAGCGTCCGTTCGTGGAGACCGCGACGTTGATGTGCACTCGACCGAGCTGCGACGTAGTGCTGCCGGCTCGGAAGCCGACGGGGCGACCCAGGCGCTACTGTTCGCGGCGATGTGGGCGGCTGGTGTCCTACTCGCGGGAGCAAGCCGCGGTGCGACAGGACCGCGAACGCGCGCGGCGGCGCCGGGCCGCAGAGTATCGGCGTCACGCCGAAGCGAACCGCCAGCGGCGTCGCGCATATGTCCGCGAGCACCCTGAGAAATGCCAGAAGGGCGATCGGGCCTATGCGCGGCGGCACGCCGACCGGATTCGAGCGCGCAAGGCGGCCTACCGCGAGCGGAATCGAGCGGTGATCCTTGCCCGTGACGCCGAATATCGGCAGCGGCACAAGGAACAAAAGGCGGCGTACAACGCCAAGTATCGACGGCGACGCGGCCTCGATACCGGCGGGACGAATAACCATGAGCGGCGCGCGCGCCGCTATGGCGTCCCCTACGAGCGCGTCAACCTGCAAGCGGTCTACAAGCGTGACGGCTGGCGCTGTCAGCTCTGCGGCTTACCGGTCGATCCGTCGTTGCGCTGGCCGGATCGAATGATGGCGACGCCCGACTGCGTCGTCCCCATGTCGAAGGGTGGCGGGTTCGTGACCGCCAACGTCCAGCTCGCCCATTGGAACTGCAACAGCCGCAAGAACAACCAGCTCATGCGGGGCGGCGCCGCCGTCGAGCTTCCAGCTCGTCGAGTTTCGCCTCCGTCGCAACCTGCGCATAGCCGAGTCTCGCGCGGTCAGTCGGGGAGAAGCCCAACAGACTCAACCAGCGGGTGAGCTGCGCCTCAAGGGCACGCAGCGCCGCCAGGGCGGGGTTGGCGGTGACGCGGGTGCCGATCACGCCGACGCCGGGCGAGTAGACGTCGATCTCCAGCAGCGGCCCGCGGGCGGCAAGCTCATCTCGGAGCTGCTCGCGCTGGTCGACGCCGTCGCAGAGCAGCACGATCAGGTAGCCGTCGGTCTGCGGTGACAGCCATGCCCGCCCGGCGGTCCACACCCCCGCCCACATCGCCGCGGCGGCAGGGCCGAGCTGGTCGGGGACGGGCGGGACCGTGAGCGCCGGCGGCAGCTCGACGGCCGCGTCGGGCAGCGGCCGCTTGCCGGGATTGCCGGCCATGCGCTTACGTTCGATAGGCTTCGGAGGCCGGCCAGCGGCCATGCGGGCCTCCTAGAAGCCGAACGTGAGGAGGGCAGGGGAATGCGGCGTCGGAGGTCGTGCCGTCACAGCGACGAATGGCGGGTCCGCGGCGGCCGGGTGGTCTGCGCGGCCTGCGGCACCGACGTCACCGACGCGCTCCCGGGGTCCTTGCAGCAGGCGGCGGCGGCATACTTGGAGGTGCCTGGCCGGCGCTCAGAACCGGCAGACCCCTCGACAAGGTCGCCGGGCTCGGGCGGCCGGCCAGGCCAGCCGGACGTCGGAGGTGGCGAGGATGGCGAGAGGACCGCCTAGACCGGTGCACGCCTAGACCGGTGCACGCCTAGGCCCTTGCGTTTCCTGCATGAATGGCAAGGGCGGACGCGAAGACTCAGGCGGCCGGGGCGTACCCCGAGCGAAAGGAAATTGTCCCGGCCGTCACTAACCCTGGAACGCTGATGGAGCTGGAAAGCTGGGAGGTGGATGGCCCTGATCAGCCTGTACCCTGCGGGCCGCCTGGCTGACGGCATGTCGGCTTGGGGCGTGCGGGTGGAGCTCGACTCGACCGAGAGCGTGCCGCCCGACGCGGAGTTCGAGGAAGCGTTTCGCGCTGCGCTGTGGGCTCACCTTCCCGAATGGCTCCGCGACGCGGTCGGCGATTCCCGCGCGTTGGTGATCACGTTCGCGCCGGGCAGCCCCACCACCGCTTTGCTTGTCTCCCCGGCCGATCTGGTGGTCACCGGCGGCGAACTGGTGGGCAGCAGCGACGACGACGAGTCGGACGGCGAGCCGATGGATCGCACGCCGACGCGGTGTTGGCGTTGCGACGCGACCGAGGTCCCGCCGGCCGACGTGATCGGGCTGTGCCCGCCGTGCCTGACTGACCTGCAACCGCCGACCGCGTAGCATTCCTCCGAACCGAAACCTCGGCGAACCCTCGGATGGAGGAGCAGCGCGCATGGCAGCGATAACGTCAGCGACCCGACCGGCAGCGGCAGCGAAGCCGACCGTCGACCATCTCACCCGCAAGGCGCTCGTCTCGGCGATCTGCAAGGACGTGCCGATCCCGGCGACGCTCGCCGACCGGGTGCTGACCAGCCTGGCGCTCACCACCTACGCGGCGGTGAAGCGAGGCCAGCGGGTCACCCTGACCGGGTTCGGGACGTGGGAGCGCCGGACCCGCAAGGCCCGCACCGCCCGCAATCCCCGCACCGGCGAGCCGATCAAGGTCAAGAAGGCGAACGTGCCGGCGTTCAAGCCGGGCACGACGTTCAAGCAGGTCGTGGCAGGCGGGCGGAAGCTGCCGACGCCGGCGTGGAAGGCCAGCAGCGCCAGCGCCGGAGGCGGCGGGCGCGGCGGGCGCACCATCAGCGGGGCGGGCGCGGCCGCTGCGACGTCCGGTGCTGGCCGGTCGGCCAGCTCGTCGTCGGCCGGCTCTGGTGGGCAGAGCCGGGGCCGGAGCGCACCCAAGCCGCCACCCACGCCGCCATCGGCGATCAGGTCGTCGAGCCCTCGTCGCAGCAGCAGCAGCGGCCGGGGCCG